CCCAGTACCCCCACTTGTGCCAGACCTTGGTCTTGTAATTGAACGCGAGCGTTTGCCCCGCCGTCGGGAAATTCAGGAGGTATATCGCATGGCCCCCGATCATGGTCGTATAGCCCACGGCATCGTTGACCGCTGCGAATTCCTGAATGATCTTGTCAAACGGACTGGAGACGGGTGTCACCGCCCGGCCCTGCATCATGACCAGCTCACGCTTATCGGAGAGCCACATCCAAATGCCGCCGACATTGGCGAGGCTGTGCGGCGCCTCCGTCCCGAACGGTTGCGCCGAGCCAGTAATCCGCGAGAACGGCGAGACCCCGTCGTTCTGGAAGAATTCGACCGTCTTCCGGCCGACCGCGATCAGTTCCCGATAGGCTTCGTCGATCGCGACCACATCGTCTGGCTTCGATTCCGCCGTCACGAAGTCCAAGGCAATCCAACTCAAGAAGTCGTCAAAACTGCTGAATTGAATCTTCCCCGTCCCGCCGACGTTTGCCAGGAGATACCCGTCGATCTCGGCCACATGCGACACGTTCGTCGGCGCCTGGGCATCCGCCATGGTGGTCAAGGTCGTCAACTCCGTATGCACCATGCGACCGCCGTTCGCCATCACCAGTCTGGTCCCGTCTGTGGCAAACTTCACCAAGGACGCCGACCGCAGTTCACTGGAGCCGGTCAATTCCACCCGCGTCCCGACGCTGTCCAGGATCTTCCACACGCGCCCGCCGCTGACCGCCACGGCGCAATTCTTCCGATCCCACCAGTACAGCCC